GGTGAGAGGTTGTTGGTGTTTGAAAGAGAAAGGCCTCAATTTATACATTTATTAGTTGCTTTTAGAACATCTCACCAACCCATAAACCACAATGTTTATATAACTTGTGCCCCATAATATGTAATCATGGCAGATACAGGCATCTTCTGCACAACCGCAGAAGTAGAAAGGAAAGCAGGCGCAGGAGCCTCAGCTACTAGTAAAGCCGAGGCTTATACTAATGACTATGTTGCTCAAGCCGAGAGTACTATCAATGCCATCACAAGAATAAACTACTCTGATACATATGCCGCTCTAGACTTAGATGTCAAAGCTATCTTGAGACAGACTGCCAGTGATTTAGCCGCAATCTATGTCATCCAGTATGACATGAGCGGGTACACTAGCAGGGTAGAAGCCGAGGACATGGTAAATATTTTAAGAGATAGTGCCCTTAGAGGCCTAAGCCTATTGAGAGACAAGAAAGTCACTGACTTTATCAACAACCCTTAAAATGGTGTTCGAACATGACTATAAGAAATTCCCGGAACTCACCAACTCACAAATCGCTAACTTTGGGTTCAGTTCCCCTCATATACAAATCACCGAGGACTTTACCGCAGAGGTCGTCCGTGTCCACGACGGCGACACAATCACTCTTAGAACAGAATTTAGAGAATTCAACTTCCCACTTAGATTTTTGGACATTGATGCATCAGAACTAAATGAGGGTGGAGAAGAAGCTAAACAATGGTTAAAATCGAGATTATTAGGACAGACTGTTCAGGTTATCATAGATTCCTCGAACAGAGTCGGGAAATATGGAAGACTATTAGGGAAAGTCTTGCACTATGGTTTAGACATGGGCCAAGAATTACTATCACTTGGTCTAGCGAAACCTTTCGGCACAAAAAAGGAGGGACAGGTAAGAGATAACTTTTACTATATACCAAAATGGCACTAGACTTAGGCGGAGAACAAGACTCAAATCTACCTACACCCCTCAGCTTCCAAACCTTAAAAGATTGGTCTTATTCAGGAGCAGTAGCAACTACACTATACACAGTCCCCGTAGGAAAAAAAGTATATATCACAGATTTCCAAACAAAATCCGCCAACCTCGCTTTAAGTTGTCAACTATCCAGAGATGCTGCTTTTATTGTCAGTACTAATTGTCCTGCGGCGGGTCAATCCGATACTAGGAATTTCACCTCCCCTTTATTATTTTCTACGGGTGAAGAAATTAATATAGTGGGTTCAGCTAATCATGTCACAAGTCTTGTAGTGGGGTGGGAGGAATAAAATGCCTGATACAGACATTGGCTCATCTATTGCCTCAGACTTAGCCAACGCTATGACAGACTATTCAGTGGACCCAGTCTCTACAGATGGAGCGGGAACAATCCCAGAGACCACATATCAAAACGTGAACTGGTCCCAAGACTATGGCTACTATAAAACCATTCCAGAACTCCAAGTCGCTATTGATACTAAGGCCACGTGGACAATAGGGGCAGGATTCACTACCGACTTTACAACCCAGAACATTCTAGACTCAATTAGAGGTAATGGTAAAGACTCATTCAATTCAATTATAAAAAACCTCATAAAAGTCAAAACCATCTCGCAAGATTCATTCGCAGAAATCATCAGAAACAAACAAAATACATTAGTCAATCTAAAACCCTTAGACCCAGAATCAATGGTAATAGTCCAAGACGACAAGGGCCGTATTAAAAGATATGAACAGGTTGCCAAGACTAAGATACCAAACAAACGATTCGCCCCTGAAAAAATATTCCATCTGAGCCATGACAGAATCGCAGATGAAATCCACGGCAAAAGAATAATCGACTCTCTACAATGGCTCATCTTAGCACGTAATGAAGCTATGAACGATTGGAAGACAGTCCTACATAGGAACGTAGCTCCTCTATGGATATTCCACTTAGATACAGACGACACAACTCAGATTGCCGCATTCAAAACTAAAAATGATAATGCTCGAGCCAATGGTGAAAATATGTATATTCCTAAGGGGGCCGTTGTTCCCGAATTGGTTGCTACCGCATCTAATGCATCGTTGAACCCTCTCAACTGGATAAACCAATTAAATGATTACTTCTTTCAAGCGGTCAACGTGCCCCAAATCATCATTGGCAATGCAAAAGAATTCACAGACGCTTCTGGGAAAATAGTCTATCTATCTTATGAGCAGAGTGTCAAAGCAGAACAATTGTATATAGAAGAACAAATATCAAATCAACTCAACCTTGAGATTCAATTGACATTCCCTGCAAGTCTACAAACTGATGCGGTCAGCGATACTACAAGCGAAGTATCAGAAGAACCCCAAGAACAATCAGCCCAACCAAATGATACAACAAGCGAACTAGAGGGCAAGAAATGATAGGCGACTGTTGTAATTCGTTAAACGCTTGCATCGCAGGCTTAGTCATGGCAGTTGCCGCATTATGTTGGTGTCTAAAACTTGAATATAATATAAGGTGTTCTAATGGTAAAATATAAACCAAGAAAAGCCAAAACTATCACAACAAAACAATTGGGTAGAACTTATCAAACTAAAGATAAATCCGGCACAATCAGATATGACTCTGACTATGCAAGAAAACAAAGAGCAGAAACTAAAAAATCAAGACAAGTACAAGCAACACCAAGAGCAAAAGCAATTTTAAAACAAGTTTCACCAGAAGAAGCCAAGACAGTTAGAACAGCAGGTCAACCAGTCTCATACGCAGATAGTTCAGGTAATAAAACAACAACCCCAAATTCCCCCACCTCATCAACAGTAACATCTGGTAATACTATGAGTGCTGCTAGTTCAGACCTCAAAAGTGATACAGCCTTTGCAAAATTAAAAGATATAGGTGGAGAAATAGTTGGAGGAGCCGCAGCCGCTTTAAAAGGAGAAACCCAAAAAGCCGCCCCCGGAACAACTGCAGGCCAACGAGCATATGACCTTGCACTACTCTCCACAATTCTACCCTTAGCAATCCCAGTATCATCAAGTAGAGCATTAGTTCCATATGTAGGTAAAGCACTAGTACCAATTGGAGAAAGAGCATTAACAGTCATTGCGGGCAAACCTTCTGTTCTTACAAAAACAGGCATAACCATCGGCTCAAAATTCATGTCAACAACCACTATCTGGGCAAAAAGCATCTCAACCATGTTCAAAAACCCACAATTCACAGCAAAAGTAATTGCAGCAATCGTAGTCGCTTCATTAGGTGGTAAAGCCTTCGGCCAAAAATTCTTAGGTACAGAAGAAGCGGGCCAATCCGCAGGAATTGTCAAAACCAAAGCTTATGATTTCGGAGTACATCAAGGAGATTGGGCCCCATATTGGGAAATCCGTGCTCAAGAAGATGAAGTATATGCAAGCCCAACCATGGCAGAAGAAATCAAATCATATTTAGGCCCTCTTGCAGTAATTGAAGGAGCAGATAAATATAAAGACACAACTGTTGCAGCCAATACAGTCATGGATTATATGGCTTCAAATATGGAAACAGCCCAAGAATTAAACGAAACCCCCGACCAAACCTATCTCAGAGAAAAACAACAACAAATAGATATGTATAATCTATCTGCGGAATGGAACAGACAACAAAACGCAATTGCCGACGAAAACAACAGAATTGCAAACGCAGCATACCAAGAAACTCAACGAGATGCAGATAGACAAGCCGCAAATGAATCAGCTGAAATGTGGTTAGCATATAAAAAGAAACTTCAGAAGATGGAAGAAGATGATAGAAAAGCAATTGCGGATTTCTGGATTGCTTACAACAAAAGAAAAATCAAATCAGAACAGAATAACCAACCGAGCAACCTAAAATTTGGATTGCTGTAAGGAGGAGAAGAAGATGGAAGTAATAATAAACGGAATAAATTATATACCCCAACCAGTAGCACATACTGAGCAAACAATGATTGCGAAAGTAGAAGCCCAGCAACAACCCCAATCATCATGGCCAATAAAATGTTGTATATGTGGCAATGATGCAACAGTCCCTTTCGAACCAAAACTAGGATCTAACAATCTAAAATGTAGAGATTGCCATCAAAAAGGTGTTATGAAATGACTGAAGAAGAAACCCCACCAGAACCTACACCACCACCTGAAGAACCACCACAAGAAACCCCCGATTCACTCATTACAAAAGCTAATGAGGCTGCGGAAAGATTAGAAGGTGCCAACAAAAAATTAGAAGGCCTTCTCAACAGACAAGAGGAGCAACAGGTTGAGAACACTCTTGCCGGTACAGCCCACGCAGGCACCCAAAAACAAACAAAAGAACAAAAACAAGTTGCCTCAGCCAAGAAAATGTTAGAAGGCACAGGATTTGAAGATATGCTAGATATGCCAAAATAACCTCATAATCTTCGAAAGTTTTATATAATAGCTTAGCCATAAACTGTACCACAATGGCAAACGAAGCAATTATCGTAGAACTTCTCGGAAATAAAGGTGACCCAGTAAGATATACTTGTGCTGATGGTACAGGCATACCAAAAGGGACAATAATGCAGTTGAATTCTCCTCGAACAGTTATCGAACCCGATGCGGTAGATAAACCAGTAGTCGGAATATCAGCTTCTGAAAAAGTTGCTAGCGATGGACAAACCTCTATCGCAGTATATACAAATGCTATCTTCCAAGTTGTATGTGAAGATACACAATGCGAGGTAGGCGACAGTGTTTCAATAGGCACAAGCCACGACGGTAGAGTCGAACTCTCAAGCACACTTGATGTCGAGAAAGGATGGGCCGTTGGCTATGCTTTGGAAACAATCGGTGTCGGTTCGACTGGCATGATAAAGGTGAGAAAATAAAATGGCAGATTCAACAGGTGAACAGGACCTTAGAGCAGAGAACTTCTCACGAATCGTGAAAGGCTTTGCCTTACAACAGTATAAAATGAAACAGCTTTGTATGATTGAAAGTTCCAATGCATGGACCGAGACATACTATCAAGAAACCGCAGCAGATCTAGTTGGTAAAGACACTACTGCATCTGGTACAGTTGAAGGTGTCCCACGTCTAGCAAACTTCCCTTATGGAGAAGTAACATGGACCAAAATTCAAGGCAGAAACATAAAACATGGTATGGAAGGAGTCCTATCATGGGAAGATGTCAAAACCAACAATGTTCCAATGATTGCCAGAACACTATTAAGAATAGCACGAGCAGTCAGCAAATCAGTTGATGGTGTAATAGCAGCCGCTATTGTATCAGAAGCAGGTTCAACTCAAGCCGCAAA